AGCCGAGCCTTATAGCCTCCAGTGAAGCCGACGTTACCCGATGGTATCGTAGCTTTTGGTTTCGCAGTCGATGACGGAACTGGCAGCTACTACACCGGCCCGACTAATACCGTTCACCCTGGTACTCATGCGATGAAGGATGGCAAGGAGTACGTGTTCATCATTATTGGCCGTCTCGGGACGCTAGTATATCGCAAAATGTGGGTACCGATCGGGGGCTGATTGTGAGACTGTTACTCGCACTTCTGTTGTGCCTCGCACCACTGATAGCACAGGAGAATATTACGATACAGTTCTCCGCTCAGGGACAATGGGGAGGATTCGACGCCTACCTTGTACTCCTCTGCAATAAGTCGGAGGTAGATTCTGATTTCCACTCCGGACTGATAAGGAATGCGGCGGCTGTACAGGGGTTGTCACCTGCTGGATTCTCGGTGATCCAGAGGACACTCGCCAAATCGAAACAGATGAGCGCACCTCGAATTGTATTATCTATTGCCGAGGCTGGGGGCTGGGTGCTGTCCGCTCTCGTTGCGGGCGATGCGATCTGGCAGCCCGCGGCGAAATGGCAGCGCACCTTACCTGTCATCGGCGCTGGGGTGATTCGCCTAGCTACAACACTCACAGCACGGCATGCGCCACCGGAGGAGAAGCTACCCGGTGATCTGCTTCCGACGTTCGTTTCTGTGCCAGGTGGCGGAGGCTGCGTGGAATATACGATGCTCGCTGTCCCACAGTGAAGGTGAAGCTGCGGATAAGGAGGTGCTCCATGAATTGGCTAAACACACCAGGTGGTCATATTTTCGTCGGTCTACTGTTTGTGATTGGAGGCCAAGCAGAAGAGTACCTCGGGATGGCGTATGGCCGTGAGTTAACCACAGCGGGAATGACACTTGTGCTTCGGTCGATGTGGGGTGCCGCCACTTCAAAGCTCGACAAGCAGAAAGAATACTCACATCCCGAGATGAGGCCACCCATCCCGAAGACGAAGCCACCGAATTTCTAAATAAGGCGGTTCGGAAAGGATAGCATTAATGAACACCTACAATTGGTTTGGTTGGTTTGGTTGGTTTTGGCTTGTGATCATCCTCTCAGTGCTGTTTATTGTAGTGCCGGTGATTGGTGACACTCAGCTCAACGGCAGTCAAATCCTCCCCTGCCCGGGCGATTGTGTGATGATCAGCTACCGGGGCTTGACTGGCTGGGGGAAGGTGGGGCCGGGTACTGGTCTCGAAATCGCGGATGTTGATGGCCAGCTTCTATTGCTGGTGACCGGAGCGGCTCCAGCAGTGTGGGTGAAACGGGCTGAGGTGGTGCTGAGGCCGCAGGCATCCTGGGTGTTGATGAATCCTCCCATCACTGGATCTCTCAGTATCAGCCGAAACGGATTAAATCTGGTACCCGGTGAGGATTGGGAAATCGCTGGCCAGACGGTGACGTTTTTGGGCGGCAACATTCCGAGAGAGGGTGATGTGCTTGATTTCCACTACCAGCGATGAGGGGCGGTAGACGGAATCCACCAGGGGGCCGATTGGCCACTTGTTGCTGTGGCGATTGCCGCAAATGCCGGCGCCGGGTCTACATGCGGCAGTGGCGGTTGGATCGTGTTAACCGCTGGAATCGGATCAGGGATCAGACTCGGAATCTTGAGATCAGATTGCTGTACCGAGATGAGCTGAGATGCCGAACAGCCGAGAATCGGCCCTGTGGCGCTCGCCTGATCAGGCCATAGAATCCCATCACCAGGAGTGCAGAAGCCCCGTAGGGGCGATCCTGGAACCCTTAGCGGCCCTCTCTCCATCTGATCGATCGCCCGTTTCAGAATCCTCTAGACAATTTTCGCCAGATGTTATATAATGGTTTTTTGCATCGAACGAGTCGCGGACGGCCAGCTCTAATGTTTCAGATTTCGGAGGAACTCTGGGCGCTCGTGCAGCGCGCCGTCGAGGACAGCGGACAATCGAAGCGAGCATGGTTAACTGAAGCAGTGTTGAAAAAACTAGCAGATGACGGATACGAGGCAGATGATCCGAGCGAATGAGGCGCTGTGCCTGTGCGGTGGTGGCACCACGAGGAGAGTTGTGCTCTCGGCTCCTATCGGTTTCGCTCAGCGCATCTGCCGAGCATGTGGCGCCCAGGCGGAGGCCGAAGAAACGATTATGACGGGCCTGGGATTCAATCGCGGCAATATAAGGCAAACACTCAATGGCAGCGGCAACGTTAACGGTGGGGGAGTTCCAGATCGCTCTACCTCCTAAACCAGATTTCGAATCGAAAGATCACCGGTACCGAGATCCCCAGACTGGCGATCCCCTTGCCTCGGTGACTCAAATTCTGGCGGCAGCCGGGATGAAATATGACTGGACTGCTGATTCTAAAATCGCCATGCGCCGGGGTACCCGGGTGCATCTGGCCATCGCGCTGGATCAAGAGGGCGATCTCGATGAAACCAGCATCCGCCAGCAGGATCAACCATACCTCAATGCTGATCGGGAATTCCGCGAGCGGCACAACTGGCGATCGCTGGCGCAAGAGGTTAAGATCATGCATCCCCTCTACCGCTACGCAGGGCGGCTGGATGATCTCGGTATGATCACTATCAAAGATCATGACTATCCAGCTCTCCGAGAGATTAAGACTGGGACCCCTTCATGGTGGACTCGCTATCAACTCACCGCATATCTATTATGTTTTCCTGAGCACAGGAAGTTCGCTCGCGTCGCAGTCGGCCTGACGCCAGACGGAGCGAAGATTGAGGGGCCATGGTACCAGAACTCCTGGGAACAAGACGTGCAGGTTTGGATGGCCTGTCTCAAAATCTACGAAGCAAGGTATAGGAGATGAGTATGAGCACAGAAGTATTACCAGTCGCTAGACTGGAAACCAAAAGCACAGATCTCGTAACACGTGCACTGAGCATAGAGATCACCTCTCACGTTAGCTACGAATTCGCGGCTGGTGTTGGCAAGGAAATCTCCCAGCTGAAAAAGGCTGTGAAGCAATACTGGGATGACAAAAGCTCTGGGCCTGTAGCGCTCGCATACCGGGCGTGGAAGGGCACGGTGGCAAAGCGCGATGAGATGCTGCATCCACTCGATCAGGCAGGCAGAAGTGTTGCTAACCAGATCATGACATACGAGGCTGAGATGCAGCGTATCGCCAGAGAGAAGCAACGCAAGATCGATGAGGAGGCACAGAAAGCCCGTGATCTGGAAATCCGCCGAGCGGCAGCAGCAGCGAAGAAGGAAGGCGCTGATAAGGACGATGTGAAGGTTCTGCGCCAACAGATGCGAGACGAGCCGATCATAACGCCAACTGTTGTACCGCCGCCTGCTCCGAAGGGGATATCCACAGCTAAACCGTGGATGGCACGGCTCACCGGAGATACTGAGACGGAGCAAAGACGATCATTGGCCCAGTTGGTAACGGCAATAGCCAAGGGGGCCGCACCGTGGACGTTCGTGAAAGTCGATCAAGTCGCCATAAACCAGTGGGCGAAATCCACGAAGGGCACAGACTCAATTCCCGGCCTGACAGCTTATCAGTCTGGGCACCTGAGATTCAGATAAGGAGATGAGATGGATAAAGTGAAACAGAAGTCCTATATTCTTAATGTCGTTAAGAACAAGGACAAGTTATCGTGGGCGCTATATCTGTTTGGCGATACCGGATTGCTCGTCGCTGCTGGAGAAGACAAAGGTTACAGCACGAGCGATATTATGAAAGCACTTGAGGATCATTTCACTGATCCGGTGGAGGAAAAGGCTGATGACTGAGGAAACATGGACAGGCAATGACACCGGGGTTGCCTTAACGATTATCGTCGTAGTGATGCTCACGTTTACAGCGGGACACCTTGGTTGCCGGCTTGACCACCAGGCGGAATTGAATGCTCTTCGCCTCCGTAGTGAGGCATGTCTAGCGATAGGAGGATCACTCATCAACAACGACTGTATTCCGCCCTGTCTATCCTTGGAGGAAATTACTGATGGCGACAAAGCAGAATAGCAGCTCCTCAACAGCTTTGACACTGAAGGGCAAAGCGCGTTTGGTTGACTATCTCGATAAGAACTATCTAGCAATCGTGGCGGTGATGGAGAAACCGTGCGAAAAGCGACGGATCAAGATGGCCCTAGAGAATGCTATCCGGCGGAACTATCAGATCGCTGGATGTACAACGATGTCGGTTTTCAATGCACTGGCAACTTGCTATCGTGACGGACTGGAGATCGGCCCGAACGAAGCCTATCTTGTGCCGTTTAAATCGAGCGGCAAAAACGTCTGTACGCTGATCTATGACTACAAGGGCCTGATCACGATAGCTTATCAGGATGGCGTGCTCAGCTATACGGAACCATTCCTCGTCTATGAGGGCGAAGAATATTCCTTCCGTAATGGCATTGCAGAGCATGATCCCCAGGCACCGCCAAACCCAGCCGATCTCACCGATGGAGTGATTGCGGGGTATTGTCGCACCAGGCTTACCTCTGGTGTCATCTGGCCAGTAAAGCCAGTATGGGCAGTGGAACTGATCAAGATCAGAGAGATGGCTACGGCGAAACTCAAGCGCCAAGATGGCCCATGGTTTTCGTGGGGCGAGAGGATGTATATGAAAAGTATTGTGAAACGGCAATTTCACACGATCCCACGAAACCACCGAAGGATCACAGGGGCCATCGAGGTAGATAATGCCTTCGAACGTGGAGAACCAACGGCTCAGGTGGTCGATGTAGAATTCGATCCAGAGGACGACAAGCCGCTTGATCCGGAATATGTAGCTCCAGAGTACCAAGAGATCGAGGATGACGACTTACCGAAACGCAAACCCAAGCAAACCTAAGGAAACCTATGGCAACTATCACAATCAACAATGCGAACATTCGGCACAACCGAACAGTGCTTGATGAGCGGAGTGGAACTAGGTTCAACCGCTTGCACATCACAGGAGATTTGACCAAAGCTTTAGCGAAGCAGCTTGACTGCGGAAAGTTGTTCGCCTCGGACGATGAATGGCAGTCCGCGAAACTGTCTAACTCGCTGCGGCTTGCCCGCGTGACAGTCACACCGACGAAAGAGCTGGCGCAACACAGTATCCAGTTTGAGGCGAGTGAGGCGAAAACATTCAAAGTAAAGCGCGGGGACGATGGGAAGGTATCACTGTCATTTGTCGTCTCAACTGCTGCTGCAATCGCAGGTGTCGTCGAGGAGTACCTCGGAACGGTTGGCTATGTGCCAGCCAAATGCATTCTGCTGACATCACGGGCGCCGCAGCAGCAGAAGCTCGGAGAGGCCGAGGAAGGAGAAGAAGAAGGGGCCGAGCAAGAGGCCGAGGAAGGAGAGTAAGGGAGGGAGGTTTACTGGCTGGTGCTTTCTATGGCCAGCCAGTATTCAGTTCAATATGATACTCGCAATTGATCCAGCTCCAAAATCAAGTGCCTGGGTAACTTATGATGGGGATCTTCAGAGATGTGGTCAAACAGAAAACATTGAGTTATTGAACCGAATAGAGTGGGATCTGGACGATACCTTCGGAAAGGCTAGCCACATGGTTATCGAGGACATCGTTAGCTATGGCCGTCCCATCGGGCAAACAACTCTTGAAACAAAAGAGTGGGTAGGTATATATCGCCATGCCTTCGGCCTCGACAGGGCCTTTAAAATGCCCAGAGTTGCCGTGAAGACACACCTCTGCCACAACGGCAATGCAAAGGATTCCTGGATCACTCAAGCGCTCAAGGATCGATGGATAGAACGTACAGGTATAGAAAAGCCGTGGCTGAAAAGCGGGCCGCTCTATCCTGTTCGTCAGGCAGGAGGTAAACACGTGTGGCAGGCTCTCGGATTAGCTGTAACGTGGTGGGAGATCCACCGAGAGGAGATACAGGGATCATGACACGCGCCGATATCAAAGCTATTAAAGAGATGGCGCAAGGAGCAGGCGTCTACTGCGAAGTTGAACACGTGGCGAACCTTGTGAACGATGACATCCCAGCCCTAGCAGACGAGCTACTGGCGGCATGGGATAAGCTTGCCACGGCGCGAGCGGCACTGGAGTACTATGCGCGTCGTTCCGGTGTAGCCACCAGAGCCCTCGATGACCTTGACGCCGGGGAGGTGAAGAGTGGATAAGCAAGCGGCCGCATACGACAGATGGATTGCCCGTCGAGACGCTTTCTGGATGCTGCAAGAGATGGATCACGGCCCTTGCGAGCCCGGAGATGGGTGCGAGGAATGTGATGAGCGGCGGAGGCAGCAAGCCATCGACGCCGGAAAGAAGTTTTGTAGTACAATGAAATCATCAGATCAGGAACGCGACCCGATCTGAGCGGGGCGGTAAGCCCCAAAGTGGTGACGTGCCATTCTCACGGTACCCACCGCCCCGCATCTCTAGAATGGGGAGATGAATGCCCGTAATACATTCTGATTTTCTACTCAACGATAAGCGCCTCCGCAGGTGCTCTGATCAAGCAGCTCTATCATTTCCCTTCCTGTTAGCGGCAGCTAATTCGCTTGGGCGAATGGAGGTAGATCCACGGTTGCTTGTCGCCCGGTGTTTCGTGGCGCTAGATCATCCGCCGACTGAAGAGGAGATCCCTCGGTTTCTGGTGGAGTACCACAGAGCGTTCCTGGTGTTTCTGTACCAGTCATCAGAGGGGACGTGGTGGGCACAGTTTGATATACCGCGAAACTGCCTGCCTCGATACGCTTTTGCTAGAGATCTGCTATCACCAGCTCCTCCCGATGATACGTATCAAGATTGGCGATGTAGGGCCAAACTCCTAGAATCTAAAGCACTTCAGTTTTTTTGCGAAAATTTGCGCAAAACTGCGCACCGTGCTTTTGCTCTTGCTGGTGCTGGTGCTGGTGATAGTGCATCAAAAAGACTTGATCAATCGCAGCAGCAATTGATCCCCGTTTCTCCTGGCAATACCATCGACTGGAAAGAGCGCATGTTCAACGAGTTCTGGGCTGAGGCTGTCTGGCGAAAGATCGGCAAGGGGACATGTAGGAAATCCTGGAACAAGGCAGCTAAGAACGAATCGATCGCTAGACAGATCATCACTGCTGCGAAGGAGCAAGGGAAGATCCAGAAGCAGCTCGCTCAGATTCGCGGGCATTCTGAGCTATGGCCTCAGACATGGCTGAATCAGGGCCGATGGGAGGATGATCCCGAAGACTTGAAGGCGCTACTGGATGATGCGAAGAAGGCCACGCGGGCGAAGGGCGGTTTGATATTCGATGATGACGATGACTATTTGCCGGTGAGATGAAGGGAGAAATAGAACTACCAGCAGCCGTGGATGTTGAATGTTTAGTGCTAGGCTCATTGCTCCGATACCCTGATACTCGCATCCCTGTGATGGGAGAACTAGAACAAGACGATTTCTCATTGATCACTCATCAGCGAATCTGGGACTGTATGCGGGTCCTGAGCAGTAGGGGTAGTGAGATCGACAGAGTGCTGGTGGCCAAGGAATTGATGAAGCGAGGCCAGCTGAATTCTATAGGTGGTATCGGTTATCTCGTATCGATGGATGATCAGTTGCCCAAAGTCTACGCCATCGATGAATACCTGATTCTGCTGCGCGACAAGGCTATTCTACGACGTGCGGCAAGGAAAGCACAAGAGCTGATTCTAGCCTGCTGTGAACGCGGAGCTGAGCGAGCCACGGTGGCAGCAGCGGCACGATTCTACCAGCAGTTATCTAGCGAGGATAAAAAAGGGGGGCTTCTCTCTATCGAGCAGATGGTAGAGGTGGCCGGGGGTGTAGGGCAGATTCTGAATCCGGGTTTAGCTCGTGGTGCAGTACCGAGCCCGTGGAGTAACCTGAATAATACGATTACCGCATTCACTCCTGGGGAATTGATCATCCTGGCAGCTAGGCCGAGTGTCGGGAAATCGGCGGCAGCAGGCCAGATCGCATTAGTAGCAGTGAAGCGGAATATTAGAGTCGTCTGGTTTTCACTGGAGATGCGAGCAACTGAGATCATCCAGCGGCTTGTGTGCGTCGAGACAGGGCTTAGCCTACAGGAGATGAGGGCGGGGCAATTGAGTGACGACGAAGTTGCTAGTGCACAGATAGCTCTCGAACGGATTCATAAGACGCCTCTACTGATAGATCATTCGACCACCAGCACACCATCGGCTCAGTTTGCTGCGCTCCAACGTCTAACGGCGGACGGTACACCGCCAGGGCTGGTGATCATCGACTATCTACAGCTGATGAGGACTGCGCGGCAAATGGACAAACGGGTCGAGGAGATCTCAGAGATTAGCCGGGCGCTAAAATTGATGGCCCGAGAATTCGATGTACCGATATTGGCCCTCTCACAACTGAATCGAGAGATTGCGAAATCTGGTGGGCAACCCGATCTACATCACCTCCGCGATTCGGGATCACTGGAGCAGGATGCCGATACGGTGCTCTTTTTACATGTAGATCGAGACGCTGAGAAATCGAGTATCAGAACGGGCAACCCATGCCCGATCAGCATCCTGATCCGAAAGCAGCGCAATGGGCCGAAAGGGAAGGCCGAGCTGCAATTCAATCCGCGCAGCGTTCGGTTCCAGATGATTACCGAAGACGGAGACGATGAGACGATATAGGCACTGGAACACCAACACCTCAAACTCCTAAGAAAAAGACACACAATGAAAACTTTCCACATTAGTGATATTCTTTCCATCACGACGGGCGGACTTGTCTCTGATCGGCACATGGATGGCGTGTACGACATTCTCAACTTCCTCACGGGGGACGAACTACTCACTCACCAGCTTCCGAGGGCCATGAGGGAATGTGAGCCGTGGCTGCGGACACAGTTTCCGGCGTTCTTTCCGGACAACGCGGTGATGAAAGTGCTGCTCTCTGGCTTAGCGGTCAGCTTGGAATTAGTGGAGTCAAAAGAAGGGAGGGAGGCTACCTGCGCCCATTTCGTCACGTCGGCGCGGATAGCTCTACGGGTTCCAGAGCATCTGCCGGTCTACGAGATGCCCGAGGGTGAACACACGCATATAGATGCGCTAGAGGAGGCCGGGGCAATAAAAGGGGACGATAAGGTAATCATGGTAGTCGCTTCCGAGGACGCCTGAACGCCGAACGAAGCCGCGTTTTCCGAGAGGTGCTCCGCCGATAACAAGCTGGCAGAGTAGGGATGGGAGTCGGACACAGATCCCTGAGAGAGCGCCACAGGTAGCCGCTACGGCGATTGTGCGCCTTCGCCGGTAGTTCCACCCTCCCCAGAAACTCAGAAGTCCCACAGAGCGTATCCTCGCGCTATTTCCATCCTGCGAAAAAAAATCACCATCGCTTCCAGTTTTCGCTTTACATTGCTAGCAAAATAATATATAGTAGCAGGTAGAAAGGAAACGCGGCAATGAAAAGCGTAATCAGACAGAAGGAATGGTGGTTCCGGGGAGTCATCGAGAAGGCTGATGGTAGCGAGCCCGAGATCATCGGTACTTTCGCGCTGTCAGATTTTGATGAACCAGAGACGATAGCAGCTCTGCAAGTGCTGGAAATTGGGCAAGACGCATCGTTTGGTGGTGGGGCATCTCCGATCTTCCGATTTCGGAGGATCAAATGACGAACAAGTACGAAATCCACTGCGTCGATTGCGGCGAGCGCGTGGCCCCGAAGCATGGTAAGCTCGTGAAAACCGAGGCCGGGCGCTGGGCAGCATCTTGCACAGCGGACGTGGAGCGCAAAGAGGCCGTCGCCGAATCGAGAGCGGCCACCACCACAGCCGATATCAATATCCCTTGCCCCGATGGACTTGCCTACCTCCCCTACCAGATCGCTGGTATCAACTATGCTCTGAAACGTACCGGTGTACTGTTCGGGGATGAGATGGGATTGGGGAAAACCATTGAAGCCATCGGCGTCCTGAATGCCGATCCGGCAATGAAGCGAGTGCTGGTGATCTGTCCGGCTTCGCTCCGATTGAACTGGGAGCGGGAGCTGAAGCGCTGGCTCGTGAGGCCGATGCGGATCTCTGTAGCGATCGGCAAACAGTGCGATGTAGACACCTCCGAGGTGCTGATCATCAATTACGACATCATAGGGAAACACCGCGAGAAGCTGTCCTCGGTGAAATGGGATGGTGTGATCATCGATGAGTGCCACTATCTCAAAAACCCGAAAACGAAACGAACGGTTGCAGTCCTGGGTGATCGGGACAATAAGGGGCTGGTGGAGGGTGCTACTCGGCAGATGTTTCTCAGTGGTACACCGATCCCGAACAGGCCGATCGAGGTTCTGCCGGTACTCAAGGCGCTAGGGCTGTTTAGAGGCTGGCTATACTTCGTGGAAACCTACTGTGCTGGATATCGGAGCCGCTGGGGATGGGAAACGGACGGTGCATCAAATTTGGATCAACTCCAGAGCTATATGCGGGAGCGGGTGATGGTTCGTAGACTGAAGGCCGATGTGCTGCCTGAGCTGCCCGCCAAGCGACGGCAGGTTGTGGAGATTCCACCGAACGGAGCGAGCCGAGTAGTAGCAGCTGAGGCCAAAGCGTACGAAGCCCACGAGGAAAAGCTGGAACTTCTGAAGGCCGAGGTTGAGCTGGCGAAGGCAGATGAGGATGGGAGCGCCTACAAGCTCGCCGTTGACAGGCTCAGAGAGGCGGGACGAACAGCATTTACCGAGATGTCCGCAAAGCGCCACGAAGTAGCGATGGCGAAAATCCCGCACGTCGTAGAACATGTTGAGAATGCCATAGGGGATAGTGGCAAAGTGGTGGTTTTTGCTCATCACAAAGATATGGTGGCGGGATTGATGGAGCTGTTCGGTGATCGGGCTGTGAAGCTCACGGGTGAGACACCGATGCTGAAGCGACGGGAGGCTGTTGATCGGTTCCAGACTGATCCTAGCATTCAGGTATTCATTGGCAACATCCAGGCCGCAGGAGTCGGTATAACGCTCACTGCTGCTAGTCATGTCATATTCGCGGAACTTGATTGGGTGCCCGGCAATATCACGCAGGCCGAGGATCGCTGCCATCGGATCGGACAGAAAGATTCGGTGATGGTGCAGCATCTGGTACTCGCTGGATCGCTGGATTGCCGGATGGCCCATACACTAATTGAGAAACAGGAGGTGATTGATCGGGCCTTGGATCGGGAAGAGGAGCAGGAGCCGGTGTTGCCGCGCCGTAAGGGGACCAGCAGCGCCGACGAGGGCCACAAGGTAGTCTCACTCACCCCAGAGCAGGTCAAGGCCGTACACGAGAGCCTGAAGCGCTTAGCGGGTGTTTGTGATGGAGCACAAGAGCTGGACAGGATGGGCTTCAATAAATTTGATACCCATATCGGACATTCCTTAGCCGGGCGAGAATCCTTGACTCAAAAGCAGGCAGTGCTCGGAAAGCGAATCGTAACCAAATATCGCCGACAGCTCGGCGAAGATCTCATGGAGGTGATCAGAGCATGATGGAAGTACAATCAGAATCTAAGCCAAAGACATTCACTGTTGATCTTACTGGACGCCAGATCTGGTGGGGTATCCATGTTTTTCCAGCGCGGGGACATCAGCATGGCTATGAAAGACTAGATGTCAACGGTTACGCTGATTGGAAAGATCGGCCCTGGAGATCAAGAGCAGGAGAACGGGCCAACAGAGACACTGATGAAAGAGAATAACATAACTGTCCCCTGCCCACGATGTGACGGCCCGATTAAGACGTAGAG